AAATAAATCTTGTTATCGGCCGAAACTTCCCAGCAAATAGCGTTCACACCAGTAAATCTAGCCCATGATTTTGTAATAGTGTGCATTACATACTGTTCTTTACCGCTATCAGTAGGAATGTTCAAAATCAGCATATTTTCACTAGCAAAATAATTGATTTGCCAGCCAAAATTGTTATAAAAGCTAGTGGCCGCTTGGCTTACAGCATAATAAATCTTGTCGGTTAGGTTAATTCTTGGGTCTAAACGGGAAGATTGCAAAGCCGATGACATTGGAACAAGGCCATCTTGGGTTAAAAGCAATAAATCGCCAGCCCATTTGAAAAAGCATCTACGGTTAAAGGTTTGACCCATTTGCCAAACACCGACTTCACTCCAAGCGTTTGCATCGCTAGGGTTTGTGCCTTTATAAACAATCACTTCTCCCATGCTAGTAACAAAAGCGGATAAGTCATCAACGCCATAACCAGCATCTAAAGTCCATGTTCCCATGGCTTGCAAATAACCGCCTGAACGGGCAATAGCACCAAGATTAAAGTCTAAAGCCGTACCACCAATAGATTGCACAGGCAAATACCAAAATACCATGCTGTCTTTTTGAATAAAGAACAGCCTGTTTTGGCACATATTAATGTTAATCAGGGTGTTGCTATTAACTCCTGAAATACCGATTACTGTATAAGAACCCACTACGGTTGCATTGGCCGCTGGAGTTGATGCCATTGTGTAAGTAAAAGTGGTCGTTCCAGTTACGGTAATGTAATAAGTTCCGTTGTATTCGCTAGAAGTAGCACCTGAAATGCTTACACGGTTGCCAGTTGCTAGCCCATGAGCTGTTGCCGTTGTTAAAGTAGCAACTGCACCGACATGGGTAATTGTGCTAATTGCGGCCGCTGTTGTGGTGGTAGCCATCTTGTACCAGCGTGTTCCATCATAAATAATGGCTGGATCAGCACCGTTTACCGCTAATAAAAAATGTCCACCAGCAGTCGTAATCATGCAATGCTGGAATTTGCTGTTAGTTAATCCTGTTAAAACAGAAGTAGCCGTGGCAGTCGAAGCGTTGTAAATAGTGCCGCCAGCAATAGCAAAAAGGGTGTTTGTGCCATCCGCATTAGCATAATTCATCAAAGTTTCTACATTACCCGTAATTCCAATAGAAGCTTTTGAATAGCCTTTTCTAAGCGTTACATCGGTAGGTGTAGGGAAAAAATTAACTAGCGTAACCGCATCTAACGGTTGCATTTCAGCTAAAGAATCCCTAGCGTTCCAACCCCCAATAGGGGCGGCTAACGATGCAGTAGTCGCTGTCCTACTTTGTGGTCTAGCCATGATTAGCTACCGTAGCCAGTATCAGGAATATTAGCCCAGCCAATAAGCACAGCACTTGGAGCAGGGGCAAAAGATAGGGTTGCAGAACCTTTGTCGTTGGCTTTTGCAACATTTAAATAACGCATATAGTCTTGTTGCAGTGCAGTAGTATCGAACGATTTGATTTGGAAGTATTTAAGCTTGGTAGCTAATACTAAAACGGTGTCATCCAATACAGTTGTGTCTGTATCAGCGGTAAAACTGTTTTTTACATCACCAGCCGCATTTCTTGCCCATCCCCTAGAACGGTATTCAAAACCTAGATATTCTTGGGTGTTATAAGGCGGCCAAATTTGGAAAGTGTTGCCAAGAATACGCCAGCGTACCCGTGGACCAGTTGAAATATAGCCTGATTTAAGCCATTGCCATTGCTGGGCATCTACTGGACCAAGCATTTGCCAATGTTTTGTCTTATCCCAATGAGTATTATCGGTAATCGTTTCGTAGTCAGGCGGTAACGGATAGATTGTTTTACTAAAAGTAACCGTGCCGCCAATGCTAGTTGCTGAAGATAATTGGGTAGTTGTTAAGCTAGTTGAATCAATTACATTATCAACATAAGTGTCTTGTGGAACGCTTGTGCCAACAATTGAATAGGTGCTGTCCAGCCCCGTAGTACTAGGAATGTTGTTAAGTAAATAAGTTCCATTCGTAGTATTACAGGTCGTGGTAATTGCAGTTGTATAAAACCGATATTCCAGTTCTAAAGCTTGCCAATCATGCTCCTTAACCAAGTCATACCCTGCACGGTTCATCAGGGCAAGAATTTGTTGCACATCTTGACTTGTATTGCCTGCTACATAGGTGGGAACGGCTAAGTTAAGTTCAGCGGTAACTTGCTGGACTAATTCGAGCATGGTATATGACATTTTTAGGCTTCCTCTGTGGCTTCCGCTTTGCGTTTACGGGGTTTCTTTTCACCAACAGCGGCAAGTACAGCGGCCATTTGTTCTTGCATTAAGGCCAGCTTCGCATCTGTTTCAGCCTTCATTCTAGCAGTTTCTTCGTCTTTTTTGGCAAGTTCTTCTTTCAAATTATTGATTTCTTGCTCACGCTTATCTGTTTCTGCGGCTGTTGTAGCGAGATTTAAAAATGCCTTTGCTTTATCACGGAACGCATAAGGGGACATTCCTGCCGCCATGCCAATCCGTTGAAGTTGCTGATCGGATGCGTTTGCTACCGCTTCTACGGTATGAAATTTCATAGCCCGTAGTTCTTCTGCTTGGGATTTAGATACTAAAGGCCATTCGGATAATGGTGTTCCTTCATATCCTTGATCGTCAGCACCGAGTTTGTTTTGATATGCCGCCCAATGTAGCGGAAAACGCTGTTTATGCTGTTCTAGGGCATAAGTATCAATTTCGGTTAGGGTATCGCCAGCAACGCAAATATGCACAAAGTCAAATTCTTTGAATATTGGTCTGCCAGCTTCAGCGGAAGCATCTTCCTGTCTTATTGCTCGTTTGTAAAAACGAACTTGTAATCGGGAATCTGCATTTTGTTCATCACTTGGTAAAGCCATTTTTAATTCTCCTAAGTAGTTAGGTTGTTAAAAGATAAAAAGGGGCTACCCGTTAAGGTAACCCCTCGTTTTTACTACAAAAAGCTATTAAACACTAGCCTTGCTAAACCAGCCATAATCGCCTGATGCCATTGAAGCACCTGACAAATATGTACCTGCACCCAAAGTAACTTGGAATGTAGATGCGTTGATTACGCAAGTAGCAGTTGAAGTACCAATTGCTACAGCGGCTTGTGCAAACACATAACGGTAGCCGTCAGAACCAAACACTTCAGCACCAGTTGGACCAAATGTTGGGATTGCTGTACCAGCAGAGTTAGGGTTGGTATTAGCGACATTATAAAGATCAATGCCAGCTAAGGGGGTAATGGTATATGCCATGATATATTTTCCTTTTTGATCTATAAATTAAGTTGTCAAAACACCTTGTAAGAAGCTGTTTGAGCAAGTTAAATTACCAGCCCAACCATACAACTTAACAATAGCATCTTGGTTAATAGATTGACGCTCGCCACCGATAGGAACGAAATTACGCTCTTTATGAGGGCGTAGGAAAATGTAGTTTGTGTTTAGCAAATACATATATGTTGCGTTCTCTTGAGCACCGTAACCGCCACCCAAGATAACATCAGCACTCATACCGCCACCGTAGAACTTCAGGGAAGCGAAACCAGCCGCACCTTCTTCTACACCAGCGATACGCTGAATAGCTTGCAAGGATTGAACATAGTAAGAGTAGAAAGTGTTACCAGCAACGATTGTGTCAACCTTATCAGTTCCACGAACGGACTTGATTGCGGCATCAGTCATCTTAGCTTGAATGTTTGCGTAACCAGTTACACCAGTTGTCGCTTGGTTTTGCCAAAATGTCCAGTTTGCACGGTTGATACCGCCATATGTACCAGTAGTAGGTGAAGTGCTGACAGCGGCCGCAAGTCCTGTGATGTTCTTGCCACCATTGCCTGTTCCGTCACCATAAATATCGGTAGAAATACGGTTTAGCAAACGAGCTTCAGAAACTTGCATACGACCATCTAACAAGTCGATGATTTGTTCTTTGCTTGAGTTTTGCAACATTTCCAAACCACTCATTGTTACGCTATCAGCGTATTGGGTGATTGAAAATTGAGCCGCAGAGATTGGGCTATCAGGGGTGATGTTCAATACTTCATAGCCACTATAAGAGTTAGCATTGTTAGTATTTGGATCGTTGTACATGATTTCCTGAAGGATTACATTACCGCCAGAAAAAGGTTGCACATTCCCTTTAGCGTTCAAACGCTGTAGGATCGCATTGTTTTGTGTTAAGTTATCAGCCAAAATTCCGCTACGGCTTTGAATGGTTGTAGCGATAATATCGGTGATTGCTGAGTTAGCAAATGCCATGATATTTCCTTTATTAAATTAAGTTAAACCCGACCACCTTCAACATCGGCCAAAGAAGCCAACAATAAAGATCGTCTATCCTTTGCATCTGCTTTACTCACTTGGCCGCTAGGTGTAACGGACTTCGGACTAACTGCAGTTGCTTTAGCTTTTGCTACTTGCTGTGCCTTAGATGCTTGAGTACTTGCCGATTTCAGGAGTTTTTCCTGTTCTAGCTTGTAAGCTTCATCGTTCATACGCACCGCTTTTGCATAAGCCGATTCAAGGTCTTGGGCTAAACCTCGCTCAAGTAATTGAGCCATATCTTCCCTAACCATTTCAAAGTGCGGAAACCGCTCTTTGTTGCTACTTACCCGACTGATTTCATTCATCAATCGAGCATTTTCTTCTTGCTCCCGTACCGCTGACAGTTGCTGAACTTGTTGCTGTGTAGCTTGAAGTTGTTGCATTAACTGCTGTTGATACGGATCTACATAGGCCTGTTGTGGCATTTGTATTGCATCTGAATTTAATTGTATTCCATAATCTTGTGCAAGTCTATGAAACATTTGAACCTTTTGTTCATAGGGTGCTTTAGTCAGCATCATATGAGCACGGCCAAGATTGTTAATCCATGCTACTGGATGAATGCCTTGTGCCTGAAGTTCAGGAACAAACGGGTTAATAGCATCGGTTAATTGTCTTGCGTTATCGGCTTCAGCTTTATAAACAGATACGCCACGCTTAAATTCTGATTCACGGATATTGCCTGTATATTCAGCAAATTTGACTGATTCATCATAAGTCAAAGGTTTGCCCGATGCCATTTTTTCCCAAATAGGGACATATTCCTTTTTGAAAGTTGTTGGCTTTTGAAGTTTGTAATCTAATTTTTCAGATTCTTCATGGTCAGAACTATCTTCTGCCACAAGTTCAACTTCTTGATTGGTATCGTTTTTGCTACTGGATTCTTCGGTTTTAGATTTGAAACGACCTTTTTCGTCACGGTCGTTGCTTTCTTCACTACTTTCTTCGCTACCTTCTTGGTTGGCGTTTTCGGCTTGGATTGGGTCGTCATTTACTTCAATCTCCTTTTCAACAGGGGCTTCTAAAGTGCCTTCTTCGGCTTGTTCTAATGCGGCTTCTAGCATTTCTCTGCGGTCTAATTCTTCACTCATTTGATGCTCCTTATCTTAGTTTTGCGTGGGCTACTTCGGCAATTGTGCGTTTAAGATGCTCACGCTCTCTTGTGCTTAATTCATGCTTTTTTTGTGCCATCGGGACATCATTACCTAATTCAATACAGCCATTACGCTTTAAATTCTCACGGTGCGATGAACGGCTACCAACCCATTGACCATCAGCCATGCTAATGTGGCCACTAATGTCAGGAATCACCGTTGGGGCTTCTTTTGGGGTCATTTCAAGCTTTTGACGCCATGCTTTATCAGCTTCTTCGCCTTCAAATGGAAGATTCCAGTAAGCAAGATACTTTTCACGGTCATCATATTGCGTTGCATCATATTCTTCGTGATTTACTTTGCAATGTGGGCAAGTTACGGTGACTTTGACTAAAGCCATTACATTCTCCTTATGAGTTCAGGTAATTGATCGTATTCTTCGGGTCTAAGTAAACAAACGCTGTCATACCAGCGGCCATTTTTCCAACGCCAGCAAACAAATTCCTCTTTTGGTAGCAAAACAATACATTTAACCCCTAAAGCACCAGCTAAATGGGCTGTTCCCGTGTCAACGGTTACGATTCCCTTCATAGCTTTCATGTGGCTGGCTGTTTGTACCCAGTTTTTCTTCCATCCATCGTTAGGAAGTGGATGAAATAAGCCATCAGAATTAGGATTTAGCGAATAAGCATCATCACC